GAACGCTATATACAAGAAAGCATTAGTAATAACCCTACTAATGTCAGGAAACCCCATAAACCGGGGGGGCTTCCTGATATCTCGGTTGTGAAACCGGAAATCAACGAGTAATAAATTACTCTGCGAGAATATGGGGGACGGAATGTACAAGGTACATATATACACACTACAAAGTGTCAATTTTGTAAGTAGTTTAAAACGTCTTCGGACGTGTACTATATTTACTCGGTTATAGTAACCGGGACTCCTAAAAAGAATCCGAATTGAAAATCATCTGCGACCTGGCGCGTGAATGTTTTCGATCCAGTTCCATAATTGGAGAAGGAGCATGTAAGTGCAGGAGAAGCAACAACGGGTGAATTGTTGTTGATGAACGCATATAAATCACCAGTTTCATACTGCATGTAATTTATGCGGGAATGGAGTCGATGATACTGAGGGATCTGTATTTCAACTCCACCTCTAAAAGCTTCGTTCTGAATAACCATATTAGAGTGTGGATTTGTAGATTTAAAAGTAGAAGTAAGGCCTATTGAAGCAATAGCCCCACTAATATAATAATTAAGAGAGACATAAACAGGATCCATAACGGAAGTGGACGGGGTAGTACTGGAACTACGGACACGAACACCACCTCTAGAAAAAAGATAACAGTGAGATAAAAACGTAAAGTTATCAGTAACTGAACCTGCAGTGGATACAACAACTGAACCAGCAGAATTTCTATATGTGGGAACTGCATACGGATTCAAAAGGACGGTGGGATAAGTAACAACCGATGTGACAGCGAAGACATCAGCACTCTTAAGAAGTGAATTAAGGGACATAATCTTCTCACCGACACAAGCACGAGATTCAATATGGGACATTGTGTAATTCTGAGAATTACCCAAGTGAGACGTCACGACAGCGTGATCATTCTTTTTTGTTTGAAAACTCATTTGGGGAGTGGTCGGAACAATAGGTTGCATACCATGAGCACGTGGAATATTAACTTCAAAGTCAGGGCCAGCAGCCACTTCGACTAAAAATGTAATAGTTGAGGGAACTGTTGCGGGTGCAACAAGAGGATTAACAACATAAATTTGTAAATTACCAACAACATCAGTAATATTACGATAAGGCATAAGAGAAACGTACGGAATAAGTAAATCAATTTGGTTACCAGCTCTAATATCGACGATTTCGCGATGGACATAAGCCCGTTGCTCAGAAGTCGAGGTCGTAGGAGCTGTACCATTAGCACCAAAGGGTTCTTGTGGAATATAAACGATAGATATACGGCCTGAATGAAATTCAGTTTTGACGATTTTTAAGGTCACACGAATGGAACCGCGCCAAATTTCAAACATTTTAGAAATGAAAGAAACGGGAGTATTTGCTATAGTTACAGTAGAACCAGCATCAGTGAAAGAAGAATAAAATGTGGAAGGACAAATTGGAAGATTATAAAGACTTGTATCGACAGCTGCGCTAGTCGAAAAATCGAAACTTGTTAAATAAGCAGGAATGGTCTTAATATAATCAATGGACATTTCATCGGTATCGTTACCAGCGAAACCGGGGAGAATTTCTACTTCGTTGCGGGCAAAGAGGGAAAGGGGCATGGAAGCATCAGGCATATCGCAGTTGTTAGCAAACGGAAATATTGTTTGAACAGCGCGAGTAACTTCTGCTAAATCGAGTGGGTTGGACCAACCGAAAACGCAAGCTATGCCACACACAAGATCACACGCCCATGAAACGGGCGTGGTAATCCATGATAGCATAGGAATCTGTGAGCCTAGAGCATCAGCAGTTGCGGAGACTTTTTTCATATCTCCGCGAAGAGGGGAAAGACCCATTTCTCTTTGTTCCCTTGATGAAGGGGAACCAGAAGAAGGGGGTGGATTTTTCCTAGTTTTAACAAATGCCATTTGAGGTACAGTGGGACCATCTAAAATAACATCTTTGAGGGATGAATAAATTGAATAAGAAGCAGTTGTAGAACCTCCAGCTGTAGTTAAAGCTTTGTAGGGATAAAGACCTACAAAACCTAAACAGCCGTAGCTACTAGTGGAACCGCCAATGGGAGCATAGGAAGATGATGAAATAAAAGGAACTTCGAGGATAGCCTCAGTAGTAGTATTTATATCAATCTCAACATGAGGAAGTTGAGTAATAGTCGTCTTATTGGCACGACGGGATAGTAATTGAGTGAATCCATTGGTAGAAGTGTTATTAGCACCTCCACCAAATGGAATCCAGAATAAAATGTATCGTCCTTGTTGAAAACGATTGGCATTAATTTGTAAACGAAAGACCTGAGTCGCACGGATACCTAAAAATCCGTTTACTTTGTATTTAAAGATATTTACCGAAAGGTGCGATTGAATAACCTCAAGTAGGGAAAAAGTTGTAGATGTATCCGAGTTGGAGATTACACCTGTTTGAATAGCATAAGGTTTAGCCAAGAAGTCTTTAATTTCTTGTGGGGTACCAGTTTGAGTTGATGTTAAAAGATCTGAATGAAGAGGAGTTACTTCCATAGTAGAAAGTTCAACATCCCCATCATTCGTAATAGTGGTTGTGGCGTGGGGGATTTGATCAGCTGCCGCAGCTGTAGTTTCATCTAATTCAGAAACAAATAGTGGGTTGTCATTATTTTTAGAGATCTAAAATACGAACACAGAATAGATCAATACTGTGTAAGTTGGTTCAAGGTTCCTGGATTTCAGTGGGGGCGCCACTACTCCATCCTGGAAGTAAACTTAAATAAGTCGGAGTTTTAACACTTAACGCATGGCGATTCATATTGAACCTTGAACTGATTGTATTCAAAATCGAAGATCGAATAAGTGAGTTAATTTAATTTTAAGCAGTGATTTCTGCCTAGGTTAAGGCCTAGACCACGGTATTATAATGCCTCCTCAGGCATAAGTATTTAATATAGGAAATCTAATCCTTCAACTTCGGCCATCAATAAAGTGCGATTAGTGCACTTTAGTGGTAGACCGTGTTTATCAGCTGAAGCAATGATTTTGGGGGCCCATTCATTAAATACTTCTGGAGAGTGCAAAGATAATTCACGAAGGGACGTATTGACATTATCTGACACTATCTGATCACGATACACATTATCTTTGGTCCAGAAAGGAGTCTGGAGAATTGTGTCCAAAGAAATAGGAGCTGCGTATCTGTCGTAAAAAATTTCATAGCGGAACATACGTTTCAAAAAGGTAACTTCTGTAATGTCACGGAGTTTGGAATGAGTAACGCCTTTAGTGTCAGACGTATAAATCATACCTAGTTTAGCCATGGAAATAGCAATTTTTTCCTCTGTAAAAACAGTTTCGTATTCAGGATGAACAGAGAACACGTTATCGTCGCCTTGGAATGCAACGTAAACGAATTCATCGAAATTAGAGATAAAGCGCAGTGAAGATCCGTTAAGATCATACCAGCAATATCTAAAAAGAAAAGAATTGTAAAAATTATTAATTATAGTAGTGAAAGGATGACCGCTAGGGAGGGAAGCGGTCCATTCATAAACAGTGCCACCATTAACATGGAAAGAATTTGTAACTTCTAACCATAAAACAGTACGAACACGTTTATTTTCTTCGCCATCATCATAGAACATGTTGATGACATCTAAAATATGTCGAAAAATGAAAGAGTGTTGATGTGCGTCAAACGCAGTGTAATCACCAGCACCAATATTATTTCTACGGCCGTAACGTAATAAACGTTTAGCCAAGAAATCCCAGTCTACGCTGTAAGGATTTACTCCTACAACGAAACCGTTTGAAACTTTATTATTCATTAACCAAACAGCAAACGCACCGAAGTACATTCGCCATTCAATTACATAATCAAATGGAGCCACGTTGAATAGACGTGGATTTAAATATTTTTTAAGGGTTCTTAATTCGTCTTTTAAACAATCGACGAAATAATGTTCGGATCTTATATTTTTTTTGGCTAGTAATAGTTTTTCCTCCACGATAGCACGTATTTCTTTCATCATTGCTGAATCAATAGTATAATCGCCATCGGTTCCTAACCAATCTTTTTTCCCTCCTAGTTTCTTATTTGCGTGAAAGCAATAAGGATAACCAGGAGATGTAATACGACTGATTGCACCGAAGTCAGTACCAGGAACACCTAGTACTGCTTCGTCGAAATTGTAAATTTGAGGAACGAAAGGAGTTTTAGAATTTTTTTTAAAGTCGTCAACGATTTGATTAGCTATAAAGGGAAATACGTCATCTATCAATGGTGAGAAGGGTAGAGGAACATATTTGTCAAGAGCTGAATCCATGGGATCGATGCGAACTTCATTTTCGTAATAAGGATTAAGTTGGGCGGGTCTCTTAATGGAAGGAGTCCACGCCTCGAAAAGGGGAGAGGGAGTGATTTTTGTGCCACTTGGTCTGTGGACGGGTCTATCTAAAGAATACATTGGAGTATACTTACCATTCTGGAATAAACCAGAAAATTGTGGAACGGTTTCTTCAAACTTTTGTTCTACATAAGTAAATTGGGAAATACATTCTTTGAGATCTTCATAAGTTAGAACGCAAGCGACGCCAAAAGCGTGTTGTTGCGAACCAGCTACGTGCATACCTAATATTTTGTGCACTGCTGAAGGACTGTGAGCCATAAGAATGGACCCACATTTACCTACAGCAGTCTCAGCATCGTATTCGAAGACATGGGATACGATGTAATCAGGAATAGCTTCGCCTTCTGTAGCAAGAGAAGCCGAAACTTTGTGGTCATGGTTTTTGATTGCCATTACTATTTGGGTTTCCAAACCTTTAACAGTTGGAGTTAGTAATCTGGCAGGAATTTTAGTATAAGTAGATAACTCTGCTCTGCGAACAAAGTAATCTAAAATTGTAGCATGTTGACTCATGTTAACGAATTGGACTAAAACGGTGTCAAGAGTTTCAAGTGAATTTGTGGATTTAAAATTAAAGAATTCACGAACTCTGACAAGGACTTTAACATCGCTGTAGCATTTGGAAAGAAGGACTTCTTTTGTTAAATAAGCGGGATCTTCTTGAACAGCTGCAAAGAGATGAGTGACGAAATGTCGGGGCATTTGAGCAATATTACCAGCTACGAAAGTGATAATACCACAAGTGGTACCATCGATGGACATAACGTAACAGTTTCTACGAGTCATTTTTGCTGCCATATCTACGCCTGCTTGATCATGTTTAAATGACCCTTCAGCGTATAAGGCTTGCAT